GTCAGAAATGGTTTCTATGGATTGTAATTCTTTAGGTGACGGTGCTCCGATGAATGGCATTATTCAGGTTTCTCCGGCCAAATAACATCATCAAGTGATGTATATGTGTTAGTAATATCCCGTAAAGCTTGTCTATAGTTTAATTGCTCTTGTGTTGGAGTTCTATCTGGTAAAACCCACCAATCTGTTTTTCTTAACTTAGTTCCTCTTGCTAATCTCAAATCTCTTAATTTTTCTTCATCTGTATAAACATTTTCAATGAATTGTTCATTTTCATATTTCCATTTAGTAGTGCAATTATCTGGACAGTCTACCCATTTCATACTGGAATGAACTTCAAATGTGGAATCTGAAACTTGTACAATTTTATCTAAATGTATAAGCGCCTTTTTCATACGTATTCCTCTACAATAACAGCACCTTTGTATCCATCAGCACCTTCATTATTAGTGCTTACATGGGTGCCTGAACCACCACATCCCCATCCATTTGGATTAGACCTTGCACCCCAAACACTACCTCCTCTGCCTGTTCCACCCCAATAAGAAGCACCTCCAACTCCACTACTTTCTTCATTGCCACCGCCATCTATGTTGCCACATATTCCTGCATTACCATACAAATTGATATCTCCTCCAGTAGCAACACCACCATATCCACCAACTGCCCAAGTTTCTGGTTCTTCACCACCTGTGGCAGAGCAATACGAACCAAAAGATGATGTGCCTCCAGGACCTCCACCACCTCCTGAATTACCAATAGAACGTGTACCTCCAACTCCAACTGTGACAGATACGCTTGTTACTTGTCGTACATCAATCCATTTAATTGTAGTTCCCCCTGCTCCACCACCTCCTTGAGCATCATCTTGGTTGTGAGAACCACCGCCACCTCCTCCGCCAGTAACATAAACTTTTATATAATTTACACCAGCGGGCTTTGTCCATGTTGATGTACCAACAGTGTCAAATATTTGAACAGATCTAAAACCAACAACATTTCCATGTGCATTTTTTATATCATTACTTTCTACGGTGTCAATTTGAATAGAAGTTGAGCCATTTACTTTGCTGATAACTTCTGTTCCATCTATTGTCAAACTTGCGTTGGGCATATCATCCTGTTAGATTTAAATTACCATTTGGACCAATCACAATATCACCATCTACACTTAGATTGTTGATCACATTTAAAGTACCATTGACAGTGATGTTTGGTACACTTACAGGACCACTGAGAATTGCAGAATAGTTTTCAGCAACTTCAACATCATTGGTAAAAGTTTTTGTGTTAATACCAACTATAATTGATTTTTGTTTGGCGTTACTTTTTGACGGCATTAAACTGTATTAGCTGAATTGTTTGCTGTTGGTTCATCTTCTATATTTATCTCATAGCGATTCGGCCAATGTTCAAACACCAGCATTCCATTCTCATCCAGTGTAGGTGCTGGAATGTTTCCATTTGCTATTTCTTGTGGAAGGTCTCGGAGTGCATTACGATAGTCTATTAGATTTGAATCTGTAATGTTGCGTTCTGTATTGCGTTGAACTTCCCAATCAGATTGTTGAAGAATTTGGTTTCGTTCTATTCTTAATAGACGTAGTGGTTCGGCTGCTTGAAGTTCTGCTATCTTTGCTTGGATTTCTTCTTCAGTGGGTATGTTTACAAATCCATTTATAAATTTAATTTGAGATACAGGTCCATTGGATGGTCCGTTACAAATATTTTCAATACCTACTAAATCTATAACCACTTCAAAATATGTTTTCATCCTTGTATCTCCATAGCAAATAATGTTGCGATAGACTTATTGCCACTATTGCCTTGTCCTATACTTAAACTTGCATTATAAGCCTGAAAATATGGTCTTATTGAATAGTTACTACTTGTTGGATGTAATACTCTAACAGTCAAACTAGTATTATTTAAATTTGAACCAGAACTTGTCCATGAATGTTGATTAAAATACCAAGCAGATGAACCTAAAATTGATTCTGAACTAAAAGAATTTGTACTATAAACAAAACCACCTCCAAGTCCATTACTTGAACCGCTACAATATACGTCAGGAATAAACATTTGTAAAAATAAATAATTACTTGTATTAGGATTAATTATATCAATTTGTAGACCGCTCCAATTTGATGCGGTTGTTGTGATTGTAGCAGGAGACCCATTAAAATTATATTCATCATAAAAATGTCTTAACATATGTCCAGCAGGAAACGTAGCACTTGCCAATGCATTGTTCACATTAACATTATCCATCACAACATTACTTGTCATTATAGGCTCATCCGTGCCTGTCTGCGTTACTACTGTTTTTCCACCAATCGTAAGTGTTGCCATGTTTTATACCTTATCTGAAAATAGCAATATGTAAATGGTCTTGGTCAACGAAACCATAACTACTATAGTGGTATTGGTATGTTATTCCTACATAAGTTGTTTCAATACCCCCTGCCGTAGCATTGTAACCTCCGATTCCACCAACATTACCATAACTATTGGTTGAAGCAACATGCGAACCAGTTACACAATAATTAGTATCTGGCATTGGGGTTAAAAAATAAATTTTATACAAACCAACGCCAACCCTTACTACTTTACTTACGTTACCAGAAGCATATATATCACAATGAGATTCACTTTCTACAGTAACATATGACATGCCGTTAAAATGTACCCATGCTCTACAAGCAAATATAGGTAATGTTGTATTTGTTAAATCTGTTGTTGGTCCTTGAGATGCAGAAGTATCTAATGAACTAAATGATGTTTTAATATTTGCATTAGACATATCTGCATTAGACATATCTGCATTTGTCAAATTTACATTTGATGTTATTTCCGGATCAGCACTTCCAGATTGTGTAAACAGTGTTTTGTTTCCGAGTTGTAGAGTTGCCATTATGCTGCTATCTCCATTGCTGTGATTGTTGATACCCCACAAGGATTGCCACCACTAGCTCTTCTATTAACATATAAAATAGCATTTGAATCTGCAGCACCTACATTTATTTGATAAGTTATACTATCTATTGTAGATGGACTGTCTAAATAATTTTTAGAATTACCTCCCGCAAAAGGAATACTACTTCCAGAAGGATACATATTATGACCACCCATAACAAAAAATGTTGCACTACTATCTGTACCTACTCCAATTGCTGAACTAGTTCCTCCATTAATACTTCTATAAATTGACCAATAATAATTGTATCCTTCAAAGTTATTTAATCCCATAAAAATATCAGCAAATAACCATATTTTACTTGTATTAAACTTTGGAGTAATTGTAACAGATAATCCAGTTACAGCATATGGAGTAACACCTGAATTTCCATTTGAAACTCCAGAACCACCCCAATGGTCGGTTTTAGTAGTTGATTTAAGTTGTAACATACAACCAGCAGGCACACTTGCACCAAACTCTGGACGATTGTCTCCACTTTGTGTAATCACTTCATGACTGTTTAACTTTAGTATTGCCATTATACTGGTTCCTCTGGCCAAGTTACGTTTGTAAGCATTCCGTTTTCATCCAATTCTGGTTCTGCTGTTGCAGGTAAATCCCTCAGTGCCTGTCTATAAGTCAACCATGCCTCTTGGTCTGTTCCAGGATAGTCAACTGTTGCTCTCCAATCTGTTTCTTTTAACAAAATGTTTCTTTTTTCTCTCAAAAATCTTAATGGTTCTTGTTGTTGTAACAGTATTACCTTTTCTTCTAAATCTTCTAAACTTGGTTTCTCATCAGGATTAGATTTCCAAATAATATCTGTATAGTTCGGTCCAGTCATTCCCCAACTATAATTGCCATAATATTCTACCATAGCATTATTGATGGTTATTTGTTTTGGCTTAACCATTAGAAATCTCCATTAAAGTAATACTATTGTCATAACCATTAGGTGTTCCACCTCCTGTAGAATTGGATGTGCCAATGTAGAATGTACCATCTGAAGAACCCCACAACGAATATGATAATAGTGTATCTTTAGGAACATTAGGAGCATGTAGTTTAGTAAACATCACCGAACTTATTCCGTAAGTTCCACTCCAACTTCCTCCACCTGGGTCTCCT